AGTAATCAGCTCCATAATCAGCAAAAAGCTCTTCTCCTGGTTTAATATTCCGTATAGCCCATAGAGTAATTTTTCTCTCATATGGTTTTCTTCTTTTACCAGTTTCTGGATCTTCTATTTCTAATCTAAATTCACAATTATTTTTAAATTTAGATCCACGCGCATCATTAATCATAGCAATATATGCACGAGGAAAATTTCTTGCATCAATATACCAAGATCTATTTAATGAAAAAGAATAATCACCAACACAACTTCCATCATCTTTTTTAAGTACTCCATCATAATAACCTATTAGTGTTTCTTTTTTAATTGGTTGGTAAGTGAAAATACCATTCCCAGCATTAGGAATATTAGAAGGTTCGACATTTAGAATTAGCTTGGTATTATTCCAATATAGGGGTTTTTCAAAAAATGAACTTGAAGTTTGTTCTAAAAATTTAGAACGAAAATAAGATCTTGACACAAAATCAACCATTTGTTTTAATATATAAAATTAATTGTTGTTATACTAATAAATTGATTTTTCAATTTTATTTAATTAAAATTAGTTTAAAATTACTTAAAAAATACCCATATATATTTTAATATAAAATGACTGAAAGTAAAGGTATTCCTTGTTCTGAAGAAGATTATCTAGATGAAGACCCAATTATTCCTAATCAATTATGGGCATGTATATCTGTTTTTACACCAAACTCTATAAAAACTCCAGAAGGTGATGTGATTGATACTGGACATAGAGTTAGAGCATTTAAAATTAGGGGAGTATATGCAACATACGAAAAAGCAGAGAAGAGATGCGAAGAAATAAGAAAATTTGATAAATATCATCATGTTTTTGTTGGGGATGTTGGAAAATGGTTGCCTTGGGATGATGATGCTTCAAATGCAGAAGATGCAGTATATTCTGAACCAAAACTTAATGAAATGATGAAGGCTTATAGAGATTCTCAATCAAAGGCGGCTGAATATAATGAAGAAAGAAAGATTAAAGCTCATGCACAAGCAATGAAAAAGAAAGAGGAAGCAAAGAAAGCTAAGGAGAAAATGGAATCAAAAGTAGTGGATTCTGATGACTTGAAGAATGACATTGAAACTAAAAATATTATTGAGGCAAATATTAATGCAAATACATTAACTCAAACAGAGTTAATTGAGGATCAAGAAAAGTTGAATGAACTTTCTCAAAAAGTTAAGCAAGAACAAGAACAACTAAGTAGAGAACAAGAAGTTGTTGCAAATAAAGAACAAACAATTAATAAAATAGATGATGAGTTAGCAAAGGCAAAGAAGTTATATGATGATTTAATGAAAAAGTATTCAATTGAAAAGTCATCACGTTAAATTTTTTTCTAAGACTAAAATAATGTTAACATTTAAAAACTTTATTTTAGTCATATTTATCCTAGGGATAATAATTGTAACATCTCAAGTAACAAAAATGACATATGAATGTCCGAGAAAAGAGATTGAATATAAATATCTTCCAAGATCTTTAGATATGGATTTGAAAGATTCTGCAGATGTTGATAAAATATTTAGAACAATGTTTCAATCAGCAGAACCATGGGTTGGTTCTGCAAGAGCAGATTCAAATAAATTTAGAAAAATAGAAGCAAATAGAACTTCTCAAGGTTTTAGTATTTAAAATTTACAAAAAATTGAAATAATTTTTAATTAATAAATAATAAAAATTTATTAATTAATGTTTACATTTAAAATCATACCAATTGAATTATCAGATATTAAATTACATGGTGATACTAAATATAATTCGAATAATCATGGTTCAATAAGACCAGATGATTATTTTCATATTTTATCACAATCATATACAGAAAAATGGATTGATCTATTTAAACCTGAATACAAAAAAATAACAATTGATAATCCAGATTATTTATATTTATTAAAATTAGCCAATAATGTTGGAAAAATAACTGGAAAAATTCCACATATTTTTATGGAAGATATGAAACCATTATTTGAAGAGTTAAAACATCATTTTGATGGAACTAATTATTTTGTTAAAGTAAATAATGTTAGTCTTAAATATGGATTACATAATATTGGTCCTTATAATAATATTCAAAAAATTATCGAGTCTTTAGTAACATGTATAGAAGGTCATACTCCAATATATCCTAATGTTAAAAAAGTAGATATATATTTGTTACCATGGGTTTACATCCAACCTATAAATGAATTTAGAGTATTTGTATGTGACAATAAAATCACAGCTATATCACAACAAAATTTATATTATAAATTATATGATGAAGAAAGTATTCAAAAGATACCAGAAAATCTTAATATTATTGTAGATTATTTCTATAAAGAAATATTACCAAAAATAACTTGGATATCATCATATAGTTATGATTTTGCCATTGTTGACAATAAACCATATTTTATTGAAATGAATTGTTTTGGTAAAGAATATGCTGCAGGTTCAGCTTTATTTCATTGGTTATTGGATGAAGATATATTATATGGTAGATCTAAAAATGATATAATAGAATTTAGATATACAATATAAAAATTACGCCATTTTGACTTTAACAACCTGTCTTCTTTTAGAACTGATCATTGAACCAATATCAACTAATGGAGTTTTTTTATCATGGTCAGGATCAAAGTTTATTTCGTGAAATTTAAGTGATCTTGGTATCCCAACTTTAAAACTTGGTGTTTGTCTTGATTTAAACCAAAAAACTTTTTTTTGAATGTCGGCTGATCTAATTCTATTATCTAAAACCATACAACCATAATTATCGGTAACTTGAGAAAAAACTTGATCAAATAAATCGAATTTTGGAAAAATTCCAGCATAATGTTCATGAATTTTACGCCTTGAAGAGTATGTATCCTCACCAAGTAAAAAAACAAAGTCAAATTGTGATCTTAGTTCTGGTCCTAAGCCGATGCAATATTGCATTGCTAAAATGAATGTGAGTTGAAAGTGTCTACCTTCATTAAATATAGAAAGAATGTAAGGATCTTTCAACCACAGATGTTTAGATGACATACAATCATCCATAACTAAAAATGCTCTTGGATCAACTGGTTTTTTACCCTCTTTTTCTCTTTCTTTATTCTTGTCAATTATTAACTTTTGTCTATGAAGAACTCTTGGAATAATATCTTCTTTATACTCATGATGGATATAAGATGCAGGGACAATGTCATCAAAAAATTTTGTCATCTTGTCAGTTGGAGCAATTACAGTCCCACATGGAATATGTGTTTTTGATAAATAGTATAGAATCTCTCTAATAACCCATGATTTACCAGATCCAGATTTAGCAATCATCGCAATTCTTGGATTAACAAATTCACCCTTATCATTAACAAGTAATTTTTTTAAATCAAATTTTTCAAGTTGTAAAGTTTGTCCGCCAATATTATAGTCTCCTAATGTACTCATTAAATATAAAACTAGACTAGATATTTTTTCTAGGCTTTATTAATTTAAGTGGTTTAAAAATCAAACCAAAATATTTTTTTATTTAGATCAGATAATCTTATTTTATTATCTATTACCATACATCTATTATTTGTTGTTATTTGTGAGAAAACCTCATCAAACTTATTAAATGATTCAAACATACCTGCATAATACTCATATACTCTTTTTTTATTTGTGTATATTTCTTCACCAAGTAAAAAAATATAATCAAATTGTTCTCTTAGCTGAGGTGGAATACTTATTGGATATTGCATAGACAGAACAAATGAAAGACTATAACATTTGCCTTCTAAAAATATTGTCCTTATATATGGGTCTTTAGTTATTAAAATATTGCTCACACAATCATCCATTACTAAATATGCTCTAGGATCTAATTGAGGTTCATTTTTATTTTTTTCAATTATTAACTTTTGTCTATAAAGTAATTTTGAAATTATTTTTTCTTGGTATTCCTCATGTATAAAAATTGGATTAACTATATCGTCATAAAATTTTGTTAGTTTATTTTTAGGAGAAATTATAAGACCAGCTCGTAAAGTATTAGTTAAATGTGAAACTATTTTATGCATTAGTTGTGAATCAGAACCAATTGCCTTTCCTATTATTGCAATTTTTGGGTGTGGCCTTAAAAAAGACAAATCAAAATTTTCAAATTGTGACATATAATATATAATAAATGGATAAAAAAATTTAATTACTTAACGCAATTTGTAGTTTGTATCCTACAATTTCAATTAAATTAGATCCAATTATTTTAAGGTCTGTGAAAGAATCTACTTTATATGGAGTATGAGATGTTGATTTTTTTATAGTATCTAATTGGGATTGTGAAAGCTCGCAATTACTTAGATAAAGC